GTGACTGGAGTTCAGACGTGTGCTCTTCCGATCTAGGCGCACAGATTATCCCCGGGTTTTCAAGTCGATTTGAGCCCGCCAACTGCATAATATGCATCGATTTCCGCAGCACTGAGGAGGTGTCATGGGCACTCGCGGACCAGTACCACAGCGCAAGGAGGACCTGCGCGGACACCGCAGCAAGGACGAGCTAAACAAGTCCGTCACCCGAGCCCCTGGCGCCGACAAGGTGTCTGTCCCAAAGGCAGACCCAGAATGGCACCCGATTGCCCAGCGCCTGTGGGGAGCACTGAAGAAGTCCGGGCAGGCCCGCTTCTACGAGCCGTCCGACTGGGCCCTGGCCTACTCGCTGATGGAGGACCTCTCGCGCTACAAGAGCGGCGCGAAGCGGTCCGGCCAGATGCTGGCCGCGATCATGTCCGGCCTGTCCGACCTGCTGGTGACCGAGGGCGACCGGCGCCGGGTCGGTATCGAGCTTTCCCGCCCTGAGACCGGGGAGCCGAGCGAGTCCGCCGGCGTGGTGGAGATGAACGAGTGGCGCAGGCGGCTGCAGGCCGGCTAGCGCCGCCGCGTGAGCGGACCGTCACCCTGCCTCAGGGAATCCCGAAGCTGACTCTGGGCTGGGGCGCGATCGCCTGGGTGACTGACAACCTCCTCCAGCCCAACGGCCCTCTGGCCGGGCAGCCCTTCCGCATGACGGAGGGACAGGTCCGCTTCACGCTGTGGTTCTACGCCCTCGACCCGGAGGGCCGGTGGCTGCACAACAGGGCCGTCCGTCGTCTTGCGAAGGGCTCGGGCAAGAGCCCGTTCGCGGGCGTGCTCTCGCTCACGGAGCTGCTCGGCCCGGTTCGCTTGGACCACTTCGACCCGGACGCTCCGGGCGGGTGCGTGGGTAGGCCGGTGTCGATGCCGCTGGTGCAGATCGCCGCGACCAGCGAGAGGCAGACGGCTAACACCATGCGCATGGTGCGCGCCATGGCGTCCAAGCGCTCACCCCTGGCCAAGAAGTACGGCCTGCAGGTCGGTAAGACCTTCGTGGACGCGCCCGGAGGCGGCAAGCTTGAGCAGATCACCTCCTCCGAGGGCACTGCTGAGGGCGCTGAAGTGTCCTTCGTGGTCGGCGACGAGACTGAGCACTGGACCCCTGGGATGGGCGGACCGGGCCTAATGGAGACACTGACCCAGAACGCTGTCAAGACCGGCGCGAGGGTCATGGAGACCTCTAACGCCTGGGTGCCGGGGGCTGGGTCCGTGGCCGAGTCGACGTTCGAGGCCTGGTGCGCACAGCAGGAGGGGCTGACCCGTGCGACCCAGACGATCTTGTACGACGCCCGCGTGGCCCCTGCCATCACGGCGCTGACCGATGACCCGGACGAGGGCGAGATCAGCCTGAGCGAGGGACTGCGCTTCGTCTACGAGGACTGCCCGTGGGTGGACATCGAGCCGATCAAGCAAACGATCTGGGCGACCAACTACCCGACCTCACGCGCTAGGAGGTTCTTCCTGAACCAGCCCAACGCTGCCGAGAACGCCTGGACGAGCGTGCAGGAGTGGAGTCGCCTGTCCAACCCCGACCGCGACCTGGTTGACGGTGAGGAGGTCGTGCTGTTCTTCGACGGGTCCAAGTCCAACGACCACACGGCCCTCGTGGGCTGCTGCATGGACGACGGGCACGTCTTCACCCTGGGGGTATGGAAGCCGGAGAGGGCGACCGGCGTCGTCAACGCCGGCGCCGTCGACTCGGCCGTGCACGCGGCCTTCGACCGCTTCAAGGTGGCGGCCTTCTGGGCTGACGTGCGCGAGTGGGAGTCCTACGTCAAGGACTCCTGGCCGCGTGAGTTCGGCGACGACCTGCTGGTGTGGGCTGTCCCCCGAGGCAAGGAGCCGGCACCGATCGCGTGGGACATGCGCTCCCATGTCTACCAGTTCGCCGAGGCCGCCGAGATGTGCCTGGCGGAGATCCAGGCCCGCTCGTTCACGCACGACGGGAACTGGGCGACCTCCGAGCACGTAGCCAACGCGCGTGTCAACGAGACCAGGGGACGCTTCTCCATCAAGAAGGAGTCACCCAAGTCGTCCAAGAAGATCGACGCCGCAGTGTGCGTGATCGGCGCGCGCATGGTCTATCGCGCAGTCAAGGCCTCCCCAGAGTGGGAGGACCGCAGTACCAACGGAAGTGAGTGGGGGCTGTTCTAGATGTCCTTCGATTCCCTGCTCCAGCAGGCCCGCCAAACACCGCTGGGGTATGACAGGCGGGAGGCCTACTACGAGGGTGAGGTGCGTCTGGCTGCCCTGGGCGTCAACCTTCCCCCGGCTACCCGTGTACTGGAGATGGTTGCCCCCTTCCCCAAGATGGCGATTGACGTGCTCGTGGAGTCACTGACCCCGCAGGGCTTCCTGCTGGCCAGCGACTCCGACGGAGTGGCAGCGACCCTGCGGAGGTGGTGGCAGTCCAACGACCTGGACACCACCTGCCGTCTGGCGTTCACCGAGGCCCTGGTGCAGGGGCTCGCCTACTGGATCGTCGGCGACGGCACCGACTCCGTCCCACGCGTGACAGCCCACTCCGGCAAGGGGATGGCTGCAGCCTACGACCACATGGGGGCCCTGACCGAGGCAGTGCGAACCTGGAGGTCAGGTGGCAGCAGGTACGCCGCCCACTACCTCCCGGGGCTCACTCAGTGGCGGGTCGAGCGCGGCTCGCAGTGGGTCGTCATCGACGAGAGGGACACCGGCCTAGACCGCCCCACCGTCGTCCCCATGGTCAACCGTGCACGCCTGGGCGACACCGAGGGACGCTCTGAGATCACCGAGCTCATGATGATCTCGGACGCCGCCAGCCGCTCCCTGACCAACCTCCAGGTCGCGCAGGAGCTGCTGTCCATGCCGCTGCGCTACGTCTTCGGCAAGGGTCTGACGGAGGCGGTCGGCAACGACCCGGTCAAGCGTCTCAAGGCCTACTACAACGCCCTCATGACCGGCCCAGAAGGCTCGACAGCCGGGCAGCTCGCCGGCGCCGACCTGAGCCCGATCATCAACTCCTACAAGCTCTATGCCCAGCAGATCAGCGCGATCACCGGTATCCCGCCGACCATGCTCGGCATCTCCACCGACAACCCGGCCAGCGCCGAGGCGCTGAGGGTCGCCAAGGAACGGCTGATCACGCGCGCCGAGGTTAAGCAGGAGATGTTCGGCGACGCCCTGGAGGAGGTCGCCAGACTCATGCTCGGGCTCATGAAGCAGGGGCAGGCCGCCGACCTGTCCACCCTTGAGGTGCAGTGGCGCGACCCGGCCACACCGTCCCAGTCCGCATACACGGCGGCCATGCTGCAGGCCCAGGCCCAGGGCGTGATCACCTCCGCCACCGCCAGGGACGCGCTGCGACTGACTCCCGAGCAGCAGGCCCGGGAGGACGCCGCCGCGCACGACCAGCAGTCGATGGTCGGCTGATCAACTACGTCACTCAGGAGGGCTGGTGTCCGTCTCCACCTTCCGGGCCGCACTGGACGCTATCGTCCGCCTGTTCCGCGCTGACGCCGCCAGGGCCGCCCAGGCGGTGTCATCCGTCAGCACAGCGGGCATGAGTGAGGCGGAGCGTGTCGCCGTCCTGGACGCTGCCGGACGCGCCTACCGCTCCTACCTGGCTGACGCCGTCACCATTGGGCGCCACAGGGCCTGGGCCGCGGCACTCCTCCACCTGGAGGACCAGGCTCGCACCCAGGCCGGCGCCTCCGCGTTCCTCCCGGCGGCGCCCCGCTACGACCCGTCCCTGGTGCGCGACGAGATCCGCGCCGCTGGCGGTCCTGTCATCGCGCCCACGACTCAGCAGAGGGCTACTACGGCCCTGATACGGCACGTGGAGATGGCGGCCCGCCAGACCGTCGTGGACTCGGTCGACACTGACCTCGGCCGTGAGAAGGATGACGAGGGTCAGGAGAACCTGACTCGCTCAGAGCACCGCTGGCTGGAGGCGCAGTCGCAGGCTGCAGCCGAGGAGGACGCGCAGGACGCTCAGGAGCAGGCTGCGCGCCTCGCTCAGGCCCGCCAGATCCTGGACGACGCCGGAATCACCTACGACCTGCCCACGGACCAGACGGGTAGGACGATACGCCGGCCCTTCGCATGGGCTCGGCTGCTGCGCCCGTCCGCAGACAGGCCCGCTTGTGGGTTCTGCATCGTGTGCGCTGCACGCGGCCCCGTCTACTCGTCGCTGGAAGCAGCGCTCACGAGGGACGGATCTAGCCTGGAGCGCTACCACGACAACTGCCGGTGCGTGGCCGTGCCTGTCTACAGCTCCCGCTCCTGGCGGGGCAAGGAGGACTGGGAGCGTCTGGCCGACAAGTACGACGAGGTCGCCGCCTGGAAGGTCACGGACGACACCGGCAGCAAGGTCGTCGAGCACCGCCTGTCAGGGGCTGAGATCCGCACAGCCCTGGATAGGTGGAGCCGAGGAGACCGCAGCGAGGAGAAGTCGTTTGTACGTGAGGCTCGCCGGATCGGCGCCCACCCGCGCCTGCCCGTCCGCCAGGACACCCCGATAGACACCGACGGAAACCCGGTGGAGGTCCTCCCGTCCCAGATTGGGGAGATCACCGTCGACACGCCAGGTGTCGACCACATCGTCGAGACGCACGGGAAGGGGGCGCGGCGGCCAGGCAAGACCGAGTTCGAGACGTCCAACCCCGCCGCGATCGCCCAGGCCATCCACAACACGGTCCACGACCCGAAGGCGGTCTGGCGGCGCCGCGGCCTGCAGTACTCAGTAACGTCCGAGTCTTGCGGGTATCCGATCCGAGTTCTCACGTCCTACACCCCTGGACGGTTCGTATGGACCGGGTATCCTGTAAGGTCCGAAGCTTACCTAAGCAACCCGAAGAAGGAGGGGGACGGCAGTGACTGACGAAGATGCCCTAGCAGACGTTGTCTGGGCGTTCGCCCAGACAACGCTCCCTGATCAGTTCCCCGACAACGAGAGGTCTGGAGAAGCACCGGTAGACATTGCGCTAGCCCTTGGAGGGGCCGCGGACCACGACATCACGATTCCGGACTCCATAGTCGCGTCAGTGACCAAGTGCTTCGCCACCCGGGACGACTTTGACGCCCAGCAGGTTATGGCACAGCTCGCGAACGCCGTCCGAGTGACGGCCTAGACCCACACTTCTTGAAGGAGGCCCTGCCTGAAGCCAGGTGGAGCCTCCTTCACGTATCCACCACCTAGCCCCGTAGGCGAGACGCCTGCGGGGTTCTCTCATGCCCAGGAGGCACCCACCATGGCAGACGACGCCATCCAGACCACCGACGCTGACGTCAAGGAGGAGCCCAAGCCGACCCCGCCCTGGGGAAGCGACGAGGACTTCAACCCCGACAAGGCGTGGACGCTGATCCAGAACCTGCGCTCGGAGGCCGCCACCATGAAGGCTGCCTCGAAGGAGCTTCGCGAGAAGGTCGACGCCTTGACATCTGACCTCAAGGCAGCAGTCACAGGGCGCGACGAGGCGCTAGCCGCCTCCGCGCAGGCTGCTGAACTCCTGGCCAGGGAGACCGCCGGCCGCACCAAGGACAGGCTCCTGACTGCCGCAGGCCTGGACGCGTCCACCTACGCCCCCATGCTCACCGGCCAGGACGAGGAGGAATGGGGCGAGCAGGTCAAGAACCTGGTCGCCCTGCGCGACGAGCGTCGCACGCGCCTCAAGCCTGACCCGGCACAGTCCGCCACCACCCCAGCCGTCGACGACCGCACCGCCCAGGCGCACGCCATCTTCGGCTACTGACTCACCCCAGCCTTCAACCTGAGAGGACCCACTCATGGCCATCGGAACCAACGCAATGACCGTCGACTCCCTCGACAACCCTGCCGGCACCCTGCCCAAGGAGATCGTCGGAGAGATCTGGAAGGGCGTCCAGCACACCTCCGTCGTCCAGCGCGTGGCCGGAACCACCCTGGTCCCGATCACCGGCGGCATCACCTACATGCAGACCGGCGAGCTCGTCGCTGGCATTGTCGGCGAGGGCGAGGACAAGCCCATCACCTCCGGCAAGACCACCGCCAAGGCCTTCAAGCCGGTCAAGGCCGCCGCCATCGCCTACTGGTCCAAGGAGGCCCGCCAGGCCAACCCCGGCGGCTACCTCGACAACCTCGTCGAGGACCTGACCTCCGCCGTCGCTCGGGCGATCGACCTGGCTGTCATCCACGGCAAGGATGCTCGCACCGGCAACGCCATCGCAGGCGTGGAGTACCTGGCCCAGTCCACCAACGCGGTCGAGCTGGGCACCAACACCAAGACCAAGGGCGGCCTGAACGCCGACCTCCTCGACGGCTACGACAAGCTCGCTGCGAAGGACTTCAACCTGACCGGGTTCATCGCTGACCCGCGGCTGCGCTCCAAGCTGCTGCGGGCGACCGACACCCAGGGCCGCCCCATCTACCAGGCCTCCGTCAGCCTGCGTGACGCCGTGGACTCTGTCCTGGGACTGCCGATCGCGTACGGCCGTGGCGCGGTCGCCGGCAAGATCGGAGCGTCCACCGACACCGGGATCCGCGCCATCGGAGGTGACTTCTCGACCAACCTGCGTCTGGGGTTCGTCGAGAACATCACCTTCAAGCGCACCGACACCGCCACCATCGTCGACGGAGGTAAGACCGTCAACCTGTGGCAGCAGAACATGGAGGCGATCCTCGTTGAGGCCCAGTTCGGCTGGGTCCTGCGCGACAAGGACGCCTTCGTCCTGTACAAGGACGCCGTCGCCGACACCGAGGCCACTGCCGCCTGACACCCACGCGGGCGGGACCCCGGCTATCCGGGTCCCGCCCGCGTGCCCACCACGACCAGGAGGACGCTATGAGCACACTGTCCGCTCCTGCTGCCGCCGCTAAGGACGTCCAGGCGTCCCTCATGCGGAACCTGACCCCCGCGGAGTCGACGTATGTGGGCACCCTGCTGACCCGCGTCCACAACCGCATCGGCGCCCGCCTACCTGACCTGATCGACAGGGCCGACCGGGACGAGACGGTCGGAGCCCTGCTCGTCGAGGTCGAGGCTGAGGCGGTCGCCAGGGTGTTCCGGGCTGACGGGGCCATCTACACCAGCGAGTCCGAGGGCGAGTACTCCTACCGGCTCAACGACGCTGTCGCCTCAGCGGCCCTGCGGGTCACTGACGACGAGTGGGCACGCCTCGGTTCGCCCCTGTCGTCGGTGACGGTAGAGACGGACGGCTACCTCGCCGCCAGGCTGGCCGGCATGGTCCCACCTGACCGCCAGTTCCAGGTCTCCTGGCCGGGTCGGGGCTACCCGTCGGAGCTGCTGTGAGCAGGCTCGTCGAGCGCGGCCCGCACACGGTCACCGTCACACCGGCCCGTGTCGTGGACGACGGGCTCGGTCGTGTCACCGAGGCCGGCGAGCCGGTCACGGTGGCCGGGGTGATGGTCCAGCCGTCCTCCACGTCGGCCTCAGACCTGGCCAGGAGCCAGGTCGGCTCCACCTCCTGGAGGGTCATCGGCGCCGGCTCCTGGCCTGGCGGCCCCTACTCGACCATCACGGTCGATGCCGGTCCGCCCGGCACCCAGGGGAGGGCTTTCGACCAGGTCGGCGAGGCCCTGCAGCGCTCCTCAGGAGCCCGCACCAGTCATTTCGCCGTCACCATGGTCTCCCACGGCGCCGAGGCGGCCTGATGGCCCGGGTACTCAAGCGAGCCGAGAAGCTGGCCGCCAAGGCCGCCAGTCGCCAGCCTGCTTTCGCTGCCGAGGTGGCCAGGGTCGAGGCGCTAGTGCGAGCCGAGGCCGCTAAGCACACCGACACCGGCGCCTTCGCCGCCTCCATCCACGTCGAGCATGGGCGGATCGACAGCCACATCGTCTCCGACGACCCACTGGCCTGGCACAAGGAGTTCGGCCACCTGGCTGTCAAGGAGAGATCCCAGGCGGCTAGGTGGGTGCCCGGGACCTTCGCGTTCACCAATGCCGCGAGAAAGGCTGTCCGATGAGCCTGTCCACGCTGCGCCCGCTGCCCCTGATGGTCGAGCACGTCCGCGCCCTCGACCTGGCCGAGGTCGAAACCAGCCTCGGAACTGACCTGCCAGGCCGCCTGCCACTGATCCTGGTCGACGTGTCCGCGCCCGGCGTGGTCACCAACGGCGCCCCCGAGTGGTCGGCGTCCTTCCGCGCCACCCTCACTGCCGTCGCCCACGAGCGCGGGCGAGCACTCGACCTCGCCCACGACCTCCTTGACGGCCTGCTCGCCTCGTGGCGTGCCGGCCGCCGCACAGACCACGGGTGGGTCTCCCACCTGTCAGTGGTCGCCCTGCCCTACCCGTCGACCACTCCCGGCGCTGCCGGCCTGTGGTCCTTCAGCGTCGTTGTCGACGTCGTCGCCCGCCACTAGCCGCCACACCACCCGAGAGGACCTACCAATGGCTGCACCTACAGAGTCCGCCCCCACGATCGCCGGTATCGGCCACGTCTACGTAGCCGACCCTGACACCACCCCGCCCGCGGGGTTCCTCGACTCCTTCAAGTTCGACACCGGCTCGGCACCGAAGGGCTTCACCTGGCTGGGCGACACCTCATCCGAGACCCTCCCAGAGTTCGGGTCCGACGGCGGGGACTCCACCTCCAAGCGCACCTGGGACCGCAAGGACCTACGCGTCACCCGTGAGGACAAGACGCACACGATGACTATCGCGTCCGTCGCCTCGTCCGCAACGGCCATCGAGACCGCCTTCCCAGGCTCCACCTGGCGCGAGTCAGACAAGGCGTGGGACATCGACCTGGACGGGTCTGTCGAGAAGGCCGTCCTGATGGTCGTCGAGGACGGCACCCAGGCGTGCGCGCACCTGTTCCGCCGCGTCAGCCTCTCCGGGGCCCTGCCAACCCTGGACCTGGAGAACTTCTCCGAGATCTCCATCTCCGGCGCCATCATGACGCCCGCGTCCGGGGAGAAGAAGTACCGGTTCTATCCGCCGCGTGAGCGGACCGTCACCGGCGCGGCCGTCCGCAGCGCCAGCGAGTAGGACCCCACGACGCCCTCCCGCCCCGCCTGCTGCGAGGGGTGGCGGGACGGGAGGGCCGCCCCTCGCCCCCCACCCCTCGCAGACTAAGGAGCAGCCCTGATGGCTACCGACCGCAAGAACCCACCCAGGAAGCCCGCCGACCACAAGGACCCCCAGCCGCGTTTCAGCGACGTCGAGGGGCACGAGCTCCTCAAGCCCTTCAGCAAGGTCAGGGGGTCCGACCAGGCCCGCCTGGTCGCCCGCCTACAGGCCATGGGTGTCTTCGAGGATTCCGAGGACGTCGACCTAGACCTCAACCAGGCCGCCGACTTCATCGACTGGGTCGCCGAGCGCTTCGCCCCGGACGTCGAGGCGTTCGAGAGGTTCACTATGGGCCCCGGCGGCCTGGAGCGCGCCCTCAACCTCGTAGTCGCATACGCCGGTGAGCTGGGAAAAGACGCGCGATAGCAGCCTTCTTCGCCGAGCACGTCGAGGCGGTCGCCGACTTCTGGGCCCTGTACCGCCTCGACGTGTACCGCGACGAGGTGCCTGCTGACCTGATCCTGACCCTCCTACGCGAACGGCTTCCCTACGAGCCCTACTCCATGCACCGGGCACGCTGCCTGCTGGGCGGCGAGCAGTGGCTCGGATGGTCCGTGGACACCACCAAGCTCGCTGACATCGCCGACGCGACCCTGCTGGGCGTGAAGGCTGGCGCTGTCAACCCACGCGTCAGGCTCAAGCCCTCTGAGCGCTCCTCCCGGCCCAGCGCGCCGCCCCAGCGGCGCCCACGGTCCCTGATGGAGTCCTTCTCCTCCCTCCTGGAATGACAACTCAACAGATAGGTGGTGGCGCGCATGGCCGCTGGAAACGTCGGCAAGCTCTCCATCACCGTCTACCCGGACTCCAGGAAGTTCAAGGAGCAGCTCAAGAAGTCCCTGGAGCGGATCGAGAAGCAGGTCAAGGCCCGCATTGAGGTCATCCCCGTCCTGGACAGGTCCTCTATCGCTGACGTCCGCAAGGACCTCAGGGAGCGTCTGAAGGACGTCAAGACCACCGTCAAGGCCGACCTGTCGGCCTCGTCTCTCAAGGAGGTCAAGCACAAGCTTGACGATCTTGAGGGTGAGGCGACGGTCAACGCCGACCTGGACAAGGGGAAGGCTGCCGCCCAGCTCGCCTGGTTCGACCGCCCCCGCGTGGTGGAAATCAGGGCCAGGGTCTCGACCAGGTCCCTGGCCACCGCCAAGGCCGCGCTCATGGCCCTGTCGGGCGGCAACGTCATCAAGCGCCTGGGCTCAGGCCTGAGGAACCTGGGCTCCAACTTCGACCTGGTGTCCGCCAAGGCCGCCATGATGGGCCCTGCGATCCTCAACCTCGCGTCGGTGGCCATGGTCGCGGTAGGAGGTATCGCCTCGCTCGGCAACGGCCTGGCAGCCACTCTCCCGGTCCTCCTAGCAGCCCCTGGCGTGCTGGGGGCGTTCGCGGCCGGAGGCGGCGTCCTGGTCGCAGCCCTGGCGGACACCAAGGACGTCCTGGCGGACCTCGGCCCCGCTTTCACCAGCCTGCAGGACTCGATCAGTGCAGCCTTCTGGGAGCAGGCAGCGGACCCCATCAGGGACCTGGCCAAGGCGGCCCTGCCAGCCCTCCAGGGGCAGCTCAACGACGTCGCCGCCCAGTTCGGTCTCATGGGGCGGGCCGTCGCCTCCGCCGTCAGTGACCACATCCCAGGGTTCCAGGGCACCCTGCAGCACCTGTCCCAGGCGGTCAACATCGCCGGGGACGGTGTAGGGGCGTTCGTGGACGGCCTGCTCAGCCTGGGTGAGGTCGGAGCCTCATTCCTGCCCGCGATCGCCTCCAAGGCTAACGAGGTCGCATTCTCCTTCCAGGAGTGGGCCTCCAACGGCCTGGCTGACGGGTCGATCGCCCGATCCATCCGGGACGCCTGGAAGGCGGTCAAGACCCTCGGGGACCTGTTCGTGCAGGTTGGGGGGATCGTTTCCGCCGTCTTCACCGCTATCGGCAACTCTGGGCACGGAGCCCTGACGCCCGCCGTCGAGGCCCTGCGCCAGGTCAACCGGGCCCTGTCCATGCCTGGAGCCCAGGAGACCCTGACTAACACCTTCAAGGCTGCCCGAGAAGCCGTCTCCAGGCTCGGCCCCGGCGTGAGCCAGCTCTTGAGCGCATTCGGCGCCCTGGCGCCCGTCCTCCAGCAGATCCTGCCCCTGGCTGGGCAGATCGGGTCGGTCGCACTGGGGGGAATCGCCCAGGCGGCCCAGATGCTGATCGCGTCCGGAGGGCTGCAGGACTTCTTCCTGGGTGTCCGCTCCGCCGTCCAGGCCCTGGCTCCGACCATGCCGGCACTGGGCCGGGCGCTGGGTGCCGTGGCGTCCGTAGCGGGTGACCTGGTGGCGGCCCTGGGGCCTGTCATCGCACAGCTCGTGTCCTCCCTGGCACCGATCATCGTGGACCTGGCTGGTGCGCTCAGCCCGATCATCTCCATGCTGGGTGACGCCCTGGTGCCGATCATCCAGTCGCTCGCGCCGGTGATCGCCTCGGTCCTGTCCGTGCTCGCCCCGATCATCGTCCAGCTGGTCGACGCTCTGCTCCCGGTGATCGTGCAGATCGTCGAGATCGCAGCCTCCGCCCTGGTGCCCCTGATCGAGGCGCTCGCCCCTATCCTGCAGCTGGTGACTGACGCTATCGTCGCGATCCTTCCAGCCCTGACCCCGGTCCTGGACCTGCTGGGGCAGCTGATTGAGGCCGTCCTGCCCAACATCATCGCGGGCTTCCAGATGATTCAGCCTGTCATCGAGACGGTCTTCGGCGTGATGGTCCAGGTCATCCAGGCAGCCCTGGGGGTCATCGCAGGCGTCATCAACGTGGTGATGGGGCTCATCAACGGCGACTGGTCCCAGGTGTGGGAGGGCATCAAGCAGATCCTCTCCAGCGTGTGGGAGGGCATCAAGGCCATAGTCCAGGGGGCCATCAGCGTCGTCCAGTCGGTCATCTCAGCCGGCGTCAACCTGGTGCAGACCACCTGGTCCAACGTGTGGAACTCGCTGAAGTCTGTCGTCTCCGGAGTCTGGAGCAGCATCAGCTCCGCCGTGTCGGCTGGTGTCAACGCCATGATGTCGTTCATCCGCAACATCCCGTCCCAGATCCGGGGTGTCTTCGCGGGGGCCGGGTCGTGGCTGACTAGTGCTGGCCACCAGATCATCGACGGCCTGATCGGCGGCATCAAGTCCGCCTTCGACCGGGTCAAGTCGACCCTGTCGTCCCTGACCAGCCTCCTACCTGACTGGAAGGGGCCCGCACCGGTCGACAAGGTCATCCTCAAGCCTGCCGGCCGTCTGATTATCGGTGGCCTGGTCGACGGCATGGAGTCCCAGTACGCCAAGGTCGAGCGCTCCCTGGGAGGCCTGACCAACCGCCTGCCTGACGGCCTGGACCTGGACTCCGGTCGCGTGGCTCGCCCCGCGGCGGCGATGACCAACCACTTCGAGATCGTCAACCACGACCCCCAGGTGGCCGGCCGCTGGGTCGCCCAGGAGATTCGCGGCCTGATGGGAGTGAGCCGATGAGCGTCGTACAGCGAGTGACCATCATCGCCGAGGACTCCAGGACCATCACCCTGGACTCCTCACAGGCGACTGACGGGTGGGCCCTGGCCGAGCCCGGTGGAGGCAACATGGACGGCTGGTGGACTCCTCCGGCCCCGCGAGCCGAGGCCAAGGTGCGACCGCAGGCCGACGGCGCCTACGCCCCAGCCTCCCTCCTGGTTGGCGCGCGAGTCCTGACCATCGTGGCGCACCACGCCGCCGCCAGCGAGACCGACGAGCTCCAGGCCCGTGGCCTGGTGTCCGCCATCAGCCGTCAGTGGGTGCGGATCGTCGTCGAGGAAGTTGGACGCACTAGTCACGTCCGAGGCTTCCTGTCAGCCCAGGCCAAGACGACCCACTGGGATGACGACGGCTCGACCTGGTCCCTGATCTTCACCATCCCCGACCCGCTGATTTACGGGGGGCCTGGGGATGATGGGGATTTGTCGTCGTGGGAGTCGAGTGAGGGCGTGCGGTCCCTCAGCCCCGATGGCGGTCTGCTGTTCCCGCTGTTTGATCAGTCTCCGACTATGGAGGCGACCACGGGACCTGACCCGGTGATGGTCTTCACGGGGGCCAGGTCGTCGTCCCTGATCCTCACCAATACCGGGACGGCTGCGTCCTGGCCGGTGCTGGAGGTGGATGGCCCGGTAGGGCGGGCCTCATGGTCTATGGGGGATCAGGTGGTGGAGTGGGGTTCTCCTGTACCTGCGGGGGTGACGCTTCGCATCAGTACCTATGACGGTGCGGTGAGCATCGGCGGGGTCCGGTCGCGGCGGTCCGGGCTGGTGCGTGACAACTTCTTTCGTGTCCCGCCTGGTCAGTCGGTGATTGCGGTCGACAGCGACGTCCCAGCGCGAATGAGAGTGAGGTGGCTGTCAGCATGGACGTGATCGGAGTGTACGAGACGGTCACCGGCGCCCGCGTGGACACTGTGCCTGCATCCTCGTGGTCCTGGCGCCGTCAGGTCTCTGGGGCAGGGGCGCTGAGCGTGTCGGTGCCGATGAGCCTGGATACGCAGGGCATGGGGCTGCGTCAGCTGCTGGCGCCGTGGCGCACCACCCTGGCGGTGGTCGACACGTCCAGCAGGCGCGTGGTAGCAGCCGGCGTCGTGTACGCCCGCAGGTGGGACGCCGACAGTGGGGTGCTTGACGTGTCCTGCGCAGACCTGTGGGACGCGCTGACCATGAGACTGGCTCTCAGCCCGTCACTAGACGGCTTTACGGACGGTGCGCTGGAAAGCGCAGGCGGGAGGCTGCCTGGGGCATGGACCATGACCCTGAGCGGGTCACTGGCGGATATTGCCCGCGGCCTGGTCGCTCAGACGCTGAGGTCTGGTCCGCTGCCGGTCGTCCTGCCTGCGGTGACTGGGGGTACCCATGAGCGCACCTACCTGGGCGCTGATTTCGCGACCGTAGCGTCCCGGCTGAGTGAGCTCACCCAGGTGATCGACGGTCCGGAGATTATCTTCGACCCGCGCCTGGCTGGTGAGGGCACGTCCCTGTCCTGGCACATGCTCACCGGCACCCCGGAGCTGGTCAGCACCACCCATTCCTGGGACGCCCGCCGCAGGGCGGTCCCACTGATCGACCTGTCTGTGGAGGAGGACGCCTCCGACATGGTAGGTGACTCGTGGGCGCGCGGCGGGTCCCAGGAGGATCAGACGCTGATCGCCCACCACCACGACCGGTGGCTGGAGGAGCAAGGCTGGCCGCTGCTGCAGGCGGCAGACACCTCCCACTCCACCGTCTCTGACCTGGCCACGCTGCGGTCGTGGGCGCGTACCCCCACCGTCATGCGAGCCAGGTCCACCGAAGTGGTGTCGCTCAAGGTGAGGCGTGTGGACGAGGCGGGGTACCCGCTGGGCGACGCCGTCCTGCCCGGCGACCACGTCAGGCTCCGACATGACGACCCCTACCTCGGTTCCGGCACGATCGGCCTCAAGGTCCTGGAGACGTCCGGGGGCGAGGGCGAGTGGGTCACCTGCTCGTGCCGCGAGGCCATCACCGAGGCGGTGGGATGATGTCGCACACGTATAGACCGATACGCACAGTGGCTAGTGCAGTGCCAGACAGGCTCAAGACACTGTCCGACAGGGTGGACAACCTGTCAGCCATGACGTCCGGCCAAGTCCACGGCACCCTGGCGGAGCTAGGACGAGCATCAGCATCCTGCCCGACGCTACTGACCCTGCACCGTGAGAGCACGGGCTGGGCCCCCGGAGGCGATCTTGGGGCTGTCGCAGCGTCTGCCACGATCCAGGCGCCCAGAGGCAAGACGACCTGCCACATCATGGCCGGCATCACCGGCCTGGCCCCAGCAGACAGCCAGCAGGACGCCCCTCCTCCGACCGTGCGGGTCCGAGTCAACGGGGAGATCTCCCCGCCTCTGGCCTGCGTCCCTGCAGGAGCCGGCGGCTGGCACCTGCTAGGTACCCACACCGCAGTGATGGACGTGTCTCGTGCCGCAGCCGTGACTGTAGAGGTCCTGGTCTATGGCCAGGGCCCGTCCACAGGCACACGCATGAGCCTAGACGCGCTCATCGCCTTCATGCCGTGAAATATCAAGCCCTAAGATTGGAGTGGCGCAATGCAACCGTCAGCAAGCCGAGGGATCGTCGCAGGGTGGGATGAGGCCTCAGGCAGGCCCAAGGGGGTGGTCTCCGCAGCCGACCTGCGTGCAGCCCTGTCCATGATCGCTGACCGCCCCGGCATCGCCTACCAGGACAGAGCAGCCGACATCACCCTGTCTGCCACCTCCATGGCGATCTCCTGGACCGCTTTCAACGCTGTCATCCCCTCCCACGGCGGCGGCTGGTACACCCCACGTGTGGCCGACGGGACACAGACGCTAGCGATAGGCGACCAGACCCACCCACGCATCGACATCATCTGGGTACGTCAGCTGGACTATGAGGCCGACGCCTCCCACCCCGACAGCCAGGTGGAGGTCGGAGTCACCCGAGGCACCCCCTCGGCCACGCCCGCACCACCCGCCCCTCCCGCAGAGGCGCTAGTGGCCTTCACCGTCACGGTCCCGCGCGGGGCCACACGCGGGGTGGACATCGGCGCGTCGGGCGTGGTGCGCGCACCGTGGTCCTACCCTCCCGCGCCACCCGCCCCGGAGGTGCCGGTCAGCCGGGATGTCACGCACCTGCTCACGCAGGTCGACACTGCCGGCTGGGTCAAACCAGGGGACTGGAGAGCGCACCAGGTCGGCAAGGTCGTCACCGTCAACATCGTCCTGCGCGGCCCCTGGCAGGGGACGTCAGGATGGGAGGAGAAGAAGCTACTCTCCATCGACCCCTCTATCCGCCCCTACTACCCCGATCAGAGCCACGGCGTGATGTGCCAGGTCCCCACCTCCAGCGGGCAGGCGTGCTACCTCATCGCCAACGCTGACGTGCGCCTGGGGGTCCGCGGCGCCACCTCCTGGGGCGTCAACCCGGTGTCCATGTCCTGGGTCGTCAAGTAGGCCCACCGACGGAAAGAGGAGACCACTGTGGCACAGGTGACCATCCTGCAGCTGAACATCTGGATGTCCGGAACAAAGGTGCCAGACGGGATAGCCAGATGCGCCGACATCGTCCGCACCACCCATGCCGACGTCGTCATCACCAGCGAGTCCACGCCCCAGGCGGTTGAGGAGCTGCGCCACCTCCTAGGAGACGGCTGGTACGCCGCCAGTGACCCAGCACGTAACGGCGCTCTCGCTAGATGGCCGGTCGCCAAGGTGGGGCGCAGCGACGACTATCTGGCGACACACGTCGCCCACCCTGGACGCACGCTCGCGGTCTACTCCATGCACCTGGAGTACGAGTACTACACGCCCTTCCTGTACAGGGGGTACGGGGGCTCCACCCGCTACCTGCCCTCCGGCAGATGGGGGTGGGGGCCTATGCCATCCCCAGTCCTGGACGAGGATGACCTCAAGCGCGTCAACGTCGAGTCAAGGCGACCGGCAGTAGGCGCGACCGTGGCAGCCATGATGCGAGCCGACACCACCGCGGGACGCGCCCCTGTCGCGGGGGGAGACTTCAACGAGCCCTCCCACCTGGACTACACCATCGACGCGATGTACGCCTTCGACCACATGGGCGTGACCCGCGTGTGGGAGACGACCAAGGCCTTCGCGGACAAGGGCCTCGCCGACACCTTCCGACAGGCCCATCCTGACCCGCTCACACACCCGGGTGTCACCTGGCCGGTAGCAGTGCCCGGACACGACCCAGGTGCCCTGTCATGGGCGCCGCTGGCAGACGTGCGCGACCGCATCGACTTCATCTTCCATGACCCCGCTGCCACCACCCTGCTGTCAGCACAATTGGTCGGCCCGTCGCAGTCGGTGTGCCGCACAGCGCGCGTGGACGAGACAGACAGCCCTGACTACCTCACCCTGCCCACCCCCTGGCCCACCGACCACAGAGGCAACCTGGTGCACCTAAGCGTCTGAGTGGAAGCCCGGCACCAAGTACACCCCAGCCCACTGACCTACACGAACCACTGAGCCCCACCGCCGTCACGGCGTGGGGCTCTTGTCATGCCCATCGAGGAGGAGCACATGACACAGATCGCCCCAAACTTTGCCGTGACAGACGTCCGGCAGAGCCCGAACTACTCGCCAGGCCGCCCGGCCGGTGCGCCTAACCAGATCGTGATCCACCACTGGGGTGTGGACGGGCAGACCCACCAGGGCGTGGTCGGCTACCTGTGTAGTCGCTCCAACCACGGTGCCAGCGCGCACTACGTCGCGTCCGCTGGCCGCGTCACGCAACTGGTGTCGGACCGTGACCGGGCCTGGCACGCCGGACCGTCCGGGAACCCTCGCGGCATCGGCATTGAGTGCCGTCCGGAGATGTCGGACGGCGACTTTGAGACGGTGGCGGGGCTGGTGGCCGCGATCCGCTCCGAGCACGGGGACCTGCCTCTGCGCGGGCACCGCGACCACATGTCCACCGCGTGCCCCGGCCGCTGGTACGCCAGGCTGCGGGACCTGGACGCCAGAGCCCGCCAGATCGCCGGCGGTGCAGCACCCGCCGCCCCGGCCCCCGCCCCTGCCGGTGGTGGGCTGGCGGTGGACGGCGTGATCGGGTGGGCGTCCATCCGCGCCCTGCAGGCGGCTCTGGGCACGCCCGTGGACGGGGAGGTCTGGGGCCAGTGGGCGCCCAACCGGGTCTACGTCCCGGCTGCTGGCGGCGGCTGGGTGTGGGACCGCAGCGGCAGCGGCTCCGCCGTCATCCGCGCCCTGCAGGCGGCTCTGGGCGTGGGTGTGGACGGGCTCATCGGCCCGGACACGGTCCGCGCCTGGCAGGCCAGGCTCGGGGTCGCGGTGGACGGCTACCTGGGTGCTGTCACCGCGCGCGCGATCCAGACCGCCCTGAACGCCGGAAGGGTGTGGTGAACCGTGGCGAGGCACCTCGCGGACACGTACTCGCGGCGGACCTGGTGGCTGGGGGTGGCTGAGCGCGCCGCCAAGACCGCCGCGCAGACCGCCCTCGCCTCGATCGGGACGGCGACCCTCCTGGGGGACGTGCCCTGGCCTGCCGTGGCCTCCACGGTCGCCCTGGCCGTCATCGCCTCGATGCTGACCTCGATCGCTGACCCTGCCCGGGCTGACACCGCCATCGCCACCGGACACGCTCAGGAGGCAGATGACTAGTGGTTCCCTGGCTACGCGATTTTCTAGAGCTTGCCAACAGCGCGGGTGGGATGGCCGGCCTAGCCGCCCTGATCGGCTCGCTCGCCACCCTACGGCGCCGTGACGACCACGACGCAGGCATCAAGGAGGACGTGGCGGACGTGCGCCGCGACATCGCCACCCTCCAGGCCGGCCTGGAGTCAGTACAGGCTCAGGTGGAGCACAATCACGGCTCCTCCATGAAGGACCAGGTGACCCGGATCGAGTCGACCCAGGCGGTCATGCACCGGGACATCTCGGACATGCGCCGGGACCTGTCTGACGCGAGGCACGACCATGACGAGCGGCTCCACTCTCATGACGAGCGGCTGCATGGTCATGACGAGCGGATCAGGACGATTGAGGCTCGCCCGTGACGATAGCGCCCCCACCAGCCACGTGCTGGTGGGGGCGCTACTCGTGTATCTGGGGTCAGGCGGCGTCCGGCGCCTCGATCTGGCGCTCCTCCAGGACCTCGCCCACGATCTCGTCCGGCGCCGCCTCGCTCTCGACCTTGGGTAGTGCCTGCGTGAGAGACAGGTCGATCGCACTCGCTGCCCCCGCGTACGCCTCGGGCGCGAGGTGCCCGTACACGTCGACGGTGGTCTGGATGGACTCGTGCCCTAGCCGCCTCTGGATCACAGGCAGGGGGATGCCGGCGGCGATCAGTGCTGAGGCGTGGGAGTGGCGCAGGTCGTGCACGCGCGGGGCAGGGTCGAGCCCCGAGGCGGCTACGGCGGGCTGCCAGACGCGAGCGTGGAAGGCACCCGAGGTGATCTGCTCCCCGTACGTGTTAGGGAACAGCAGCGCCCCGGGCTTCTTCTTTCGCGCCTGCTCGCGGAGTATCGGGATGAGGGAGGGCGGGACGGTGACGGTGCGGATTGACCGGCGGGTCTTGGGGGAGCCGAGGTAGGAGCCCTTCTTGCCCTCCTTCCACGCCTTGGTTACGCGGACCACCGGCTGGGCGGCGTCCAGGTCAAGGTCGGCCGGGGTGAGGGCGGTTGCCTCCCCGAAGCGCAGCCCCAGGCCGTAGAGGGTGGACACCAGCGGCTTGTGAGCGTCTGGGACGCAGTCGAGCAGGGTCGCGAACTGGGCGGGGGTAAGGAACACCTTGTCCCGCACGATGCCGTCGCGGGGGATCTTCAGCCCCCTGGCGACGTTGGTCGGGATCGTGCCAGCCCTGACCTGGTGCTCTAGGACGGAGGAGAGGAGCGCCTGCGCTCCGCGCAGGGTCTTGTATGAGGGCGTACTTCCTTTGGTTCGTCCGCGCTGGACGGGGGTCTCGCGCTGCTTGGCGAGCCACTGGGTGACGACAGGGCGGGTGATGAGGTCGCAGGGCAGGTCCCCGAGGGTGGGGCGCAGGCGGGTGTTGGCGATCTGCTGGTAGCGGCGGATGGTGCCGGCGGTGACTGAGGCGCGCAGCTCGTCGAGGTGCTGGTCGATGGCGGTGTTGAGCGTGGGGACGCTGGTGCCCGACATGGTGGCCATGTCGCGGGCGGCTCGCGCAGCGGCGCCGCCGACCCTGTCGATGAGGGTGACGAACTGCTTAGCCGCGGGCAGTGTGTCGAACACCTCACGGGTGGGGCTGGATCCTGGGGTGGGTCTGAACTGGACGTCCCAGACGACCTGTCCGCTCTTCAGGCGGCGGGGTTTTGGGGTGATGGCCACGGTGTTCTCCTTGCTGCAGAGGAGCGGCTGACCCTCCCCTGTAGCAACGACCGTAGCGACGGGGTCCGACATTAATGCCGGATCGTTGAAATCCTGCGGATTTCTCGGCGGAGATGGGGAGATTCGAACTGTCCTCGACTAGTGGTGCGGCACCAGTGTCGCACAGACGGGAAACCGTTGCAATCACTAGTGTTTACGTCGGTCTAGGCCCTCCTTTCGGCGGGGCCGCGACAGGGGTGAAAAAGGGTGTTTTTGGGGTTTAACTGTAGCAACCGCTACAGCCCTACCGGGCCCGTCTGAGGGTGCGCCGGTACGCGGCGACGACCCACTGAGGGAGTCCCATCTCGACGGCTATCGCCCCGCTATCGCGCGCCCCTGTGACGGCCTCTGCGCGGGCGTAGTCGTCGGCGGTGATGAGCCGGTGGGCGACCGCCTCGTCGATGCGCCGCTCCACCACCCGGGACTGGTGACCGTCATCCCCACGCCGGGCGTGCTCCATCTCGTGCAGGAGAGTGGGCAGGGCGACGGCGTCCGCCATGTCCTCACGCAGGTAGATCGTCCGGGTAGGCAGGAAGAACGCGCCGCGCTGCGGATCAGCCATCGGCACCCAGGTGACGAACAAGCCCGCCGCCTCGGCGGCGTCCAGGGCACTGGTCAGGGTAGGTCTGGTCACGGCATGCGACGCTAACGACCACCACCGACACGAATCCGGGCACGCAAAGAGCGGAGGGGTACTAGACTCGCCGCGCCCCTCCCTTCCTTCTCAGAAAGAAACAACGTCATGTCCACGCCCCAGAGCCCTACCCCCCAGCCCACCAACGCGCTGCCTGAGGTGACGCCCTCTGCTCCCCAGTACGGAGGTCCGGCTCAGCCGCCCGTCAACCAGCCCCCAGCTGGCAAGCCCTTCTACAAGAAGTGGTGGTTCATCGCCATCATCGTCGTCGTCATCCTGGGACTTGCCAGCATGTGCGGCGGCGGGGACAAGGCGGCGGATTCTCCGACCGCTACCGAGTCGGCCGCGCCGGCCAGTACCCCGTCCGAGCAGGAGACCGCCGTCGCCACAATCACCATGCCGGACGTGACCGGGCAGAAGGGTGATGCAGCCAAGAAGGCGATCGAGGACGCCGGCATCACCTCGCTGGTCACCATGACCGACGTCGACGGCGAGGACTCGGTGTGGAACCCGGCCAACTGGTCCGTCGTCTCACAGGAGCCGGCTGCCGGCACCGAGGTGGCCGCCGACGTCGAGGTCACCCTGATGGTCAACCACGACTCTGAGGATGAGGCTGAGGCGAAGGCCGCCGAGAACCAGGCCCCCGACGTCCCGCGCGAGTACGTCGCAGCCCTCGACAAGGCGAGGATCTACGCGACCGACATGCACATGTCCAAGCAGGGGGTCTACGACCAGCTGACCTCCGAGTACGGCGAGGCATTCCCTGCCGAGGCCGCCCAGTACGCCGTCGACAACGTGCAGGCTGACTGGGCCGCCAACGCCTTGGAGTCCGCGAAGGTGTACGCCGAGCACATGTCGATGTCCGACAGTGGCATCCGAGAACAGCTCGTCTCCGAGTACGGAGACAAGTTCACTCCCGAGGAGGCCGACTACGCCATCGCCCACCTCAACGACTGAAGCCCTCAGTTAAGACAGGCCCCCGCACCGTCACGGTGCGGGGGTCTTCCTTTTGCGTGTCAGACGTTGGCGTTGTCGTCGTCCAGGCTGTCGTCGACGTTGTGCGCGGCGAGGTCGTAGTTGGCGAGGATGCGGGCTGCTTCCTCGCGCTCGCGGAGGTTGCGTGCGATCTCTGCGTCCCAGTCGAAGTCGTCCGCCTCAGTGGGGGTCTGGGCCAGGCGGGCCTCGGCGTCACGGACAACGGCGGACGCCCGGAGCCCTAGCGCCGAGCAGAAGTCGACGAAGTCGGACATTGAGCATGACACCTCGCCGTTGAGGATGGACGCCGTTCGAGTCCGAGGGATACCTGCCCTCTCAGCGAGCGCCCGCCGGGAGACCTTCTGCTCGTCCAGCACCTCCAGGAGGCGTGCGATCGCTGCCGCTTCGACTGGACGGATTGGCACTGCTCTCTGACCCATAGAGGCAAGTGTCAGGGAAACGCGACACGCCGACAAGCACTAGAGGTTGACGTGACCGGATTTCCGGTCATATGGTTCTCATGTGACCGGAAATCCGGTCACTGTAATTACGTCGTTGAGAGGAGGAGGCGAATGGACATTGCTTCTGAGATCCGCGGCGAACTTGCTCGCCAGGGCCGGACTCAGGAGGACCTGGCCCAGGAGATCGGCATCGCACGTCAGACCTTCACCGAGAAGATGCAAGGCCGATCCGACTTCAAGTTTGGGCAGGTCGAGACGATCGCGGATGCCCTACGCGTCCCCATGTCGGTACTGGTCGCACGAGCCGAAGAGCGCCAGCGACTCCTACCCGCTGCCTGACATCCACCACCACTCAGAGAAGTGCCCCCACCTGATTGCAGCAAGTGAGGGCGTTGAGAATGAAAGGAATCCTCATGACTGAGATTACCAGGGTCCCGTTCCACGGGACTGAGATCGTCACCAACGACGACGGCACCCAGATCGCATTGAAGCCTGTGTGCGAGGCGATCGGCCTTGATGCCTACGCTCAGCAGAAGCGACTCAAACGTCAGCCATGGGCAACCACGTCCATGATGGACGCAGTTGCATCCGACGGCAAGAGCCGCGAAATGCTGACCGTCGACCGCCGCACGTTCACCATGTGGCTGGCCACCATCGACACCAGCCGCGTCAAGGACCAGGAGGCGCGCGCCCTCGTCGTCGCCTACCAGACCGAGGCCGCCGACGCGCTGGACCGCTACTTCCACGACGGCGGCGTGATCAACCCCCGCGCCACCGAGCACCAGGTCAACGCCCTCATCCGCCAGGCCCAGATGCAGATGGAGCTGTGCCAGGCCGCCAAGGGCCTGATCGACGCCGACCACCTGCAGGCCAAGGCCCGCATCATCCTGGCCCGCGGCATGGGCGAGGCACCTCAGATCGACCCACAGTCGATGCCCCTGTACACGCAGGACTTCCTGCGCGACAAGAACCTGTCGCGCAACAAGCTGCGCAGCGTCATGGGGAACTTCGGTAAGGCCGTCAAGGCCGCCTACATCGCGGAGAACGGCGTCGAGCCCGACGAGTACCCGATGAACCTCACCAACGGCCAGGTCCGCCACGTCAAGGCATACACCGAAGCCGACCGGCCGCTGATGGAGCGCGTGTGGGCCGAGAAGTTCGCCGCCAAGGTCGGAGGTGCCCGATGACCACTTCATCTCTTGTCGCGCTGTGCGTGTCCATCGTCTGCGCCGCGATCAGCGTCGGCCTTGCTGTCCGGTCTAGGAACCGCCGCCGCCCTCAGGTCTACGAGAGGACCTTCTACATCAACACGGACGACCCGCGTCGGGCAGCGGACCTGATCGTCGAGGAGCTGCGGGGTCTCGTCGGCATCGCTCCTGCGAACACCCGTGAGGAGGACCAGTCATGACCACCCCGTCTCACGCCCTGCCGTCGGCTCCCCTGGCTGCTCTGTGGCGGGCACTGACCGCACCCCGGCACACCCCACGACACAGGAAGGAGGGGCGGCGATGAGCAGGTTCCGACCGTGGCTCCCGTCCCCGGTACGCCAGCAGCTCAATGAGGAGGTCGACGCCGCAGTCAATGAGTACCGCGACGCCGCCCCAGAGATCCTCGCCGGCCAGGTCAGGGGCGCTGTCGAGCGCGTCCTGGTCCACTGGGGCGAGGAGGGGCAGAGGTTCGCCCTCGCTCACCCGTTCGCACGCCAGTACCTGACCTTTGACGGCGCCGTCATGTACGTCGACCAGCTCCTCAGGGCCATGGTCTCACGAGGCGAAGCCCTTGCGCGTGAGCGCGCCTTCGCGGAGCCAGGCCACGACACTAGTCGCCAGGAGCACGACGTTGCGCGCGACGCCGCGGTCCGCCTCGCTCATATCGTCGCCCCCGTGGCGGCCCGGCTGGTAGCCGATGGTGGCCAGGGCGTCCGTGAGGACTTCGACGCCGAGCTTAACCGTCTCCTGTCCGTCCGATCGGAAGGTCCGGTCAGGCAGGGCGCAGGAGAACGCCTCGGGCTTGTCCCGCAGGACTCCGGTCATCTTCCCGAGGGTCGCCTTGGAGTCGTTGGGCGAGACGATCGGTGCCAGGAGTGTCTCGATCGCCTTGACTGCGTGCCCCCATCCGTCGGTGGGACTGGGGTCGCGTCCAAAGGTGAGCTCCCACGCCTGGGCGAGGAGGTCGCTCGCCGCGTCTTCGGTCCGGGTCGCGACCTCGAAGGTGTTGAGCGTGGACGGCTCGATCCGCTCCATCAGGAACCTCCCGTCGGGGGAGACGGTGAGCTCGTGCCCGGCCGTGTCGAAGATGCGTCGAAGGCTGGCGAAGTCAACTCGTGCGTTGCCGAGGAGCCAGTCCAGGATGTCCAGCTGGGCCAGGGGTCCGGCGTGCTTGAAGGCCAAGTCGAGTGCGGCGATAGGCCCATATGCCGAAAGATACGCGGCGGCATCGAGTCTCAGTGCGACTCCAAGCTCCAGGACCGCAGACTCTCCGATCGAGCGCTGGTTATTGATCCATATGTTCAGGTAGCCGGCGAGGAACTCAGGGACGCCGGTGACGGGCTCGAACCTGGGGCTCTGGCCCCGGCGTACGGACAGGGGGACCCAACGGTCCTCACTCATGTCTCCTCCTCGGTAGGTGGCGTCGAGCAGGATGCCCCGGCGCCGTCGTCAGGTAGTGGTGCCGACGAGCCTACCGAGGAGGCCCCCACCACGACGGGCTGCCACCTGTACCGGCTGGCGGGCTCGTGCCGCCGCTGCCAGGCGGGAGGTGCGTCATGACCGTCGAGCGCGCCTACTCCACAGCCCAGGTTGCCGACCTGATGGGCCTGTCCGTCTACACGGTCCTGCGACACTGCCGGTCCGGTCGTATCCCAGGTGCTTTCCGTGCCGGTAGCGAGCACGGGCGGTGGCGGATCCCGGAGTCCGCGCTGGAGGCGTACGGGCGCCGGCACCTGGCGCCGGTGCCTGACGACCCGGCGAAGTTGCAGCCGCGTAGCCCGCGGGCTCGGCGTGGCCGCCGGAGGTCCGCATGAAGCTCATCGGGCTCTCAATCTTCCTGCTGGCTGGTCTGGCTGGGTGCCTGGCCGCCGTCCTGGGTGGCGTCTCGAACGTCGCCGCGCTGGTGGGGATGGGGCTCGGGCTGGCCGTGATGTGGCTGGCCGACCTCCCCCACGACTGAATCCACTCACTCATCTACTGACTACGACTCACAGAGGAGGGCTCACCGATGAGCCGACCCGAAACCATTAATGATCTGCCGTACAAGAAGCGCTGCGTCCCGGTGGTCACCATCCACCCCGTGAGCGCGAGCACGCTCGACAGCGACGGGCTGCGCGACCTCGCCAAGGTCCGCGAGGTGCTGGACAGCAGCCACACCCTCCAGCTCATCGACAAGGACGACGAGGCCGTCTACGTCAGGGACATGACGCTGGTAGAGGCCAGTGCCGTCCTGTCTAAGGCACAGATGGTGTGGGACTCGCGCCAGTGCTGGTACGAGCACGCCGTAGACGGTGAGCAGGTGGAGCCCTGGCGCCGCCCGCTCCTGGACGCCCACGCCGCCGCTGAGGGCCTGGACCCGATCGACTGGGACGCCCTGGACGCCGCTGAGGCCGAAGAGGGCGGTGAGGGGCTGTGATCGACGTCAGGGTGACCACGCAGGAGGCGCTGGACGCGGCGCTGGCCGACCCGGGCATCGTCCCTGGTGAGCACAAGATCATGATCTGCTCGCCCGCTGGTGTGGAGATGTATATGTGTGACACGCGTGGCCTGTACGTCTACGCGTACGGCAGTGCGATGGTCCGCGCGTACGGCAGGGCGACGGTGGAGGCGTCCGGCAGGGCGATGGTCCGCGCGTCCGACAGGGCGATGGTCCGCGCGTCCGACAGGGCGACGGTGGAGGCGTCCGGCAGGGCGACGGTGGAGGCTGGGACGCACGTCGCGGTCCACAGGATCGACACCGGCACCAGCGTCACGGGTGGCGTGCTCATCGACCACACGGGCAGCGAGCAGCTCACGGCCCGCCAGTGGTGCGGGTACACGGGGACCTCGACCGTCGGTGACGAGGCCGTCCTGTACAAGGCCCTGGCCAGCAGCCTCGTCAGCGGCAAGGAGTACGGGCGCACCACCGAGTGGCCGACAGAGGGTGTCGTCTCGTGCGACGACTGGGACCCCTCCCCGACCTGCGGCGGCGGCCTGCACCTGTCCCCCACACCGTGGCAGGCGCAGCGGTACATGAGAACTGAGGAGGTCGGAACCCTGCGCTACCTGGAGTGCCGGGTGTCCCTGGACGACCTCGTGCCCATCCCCGGAGGCCCGGCCAAGGTCAAGGCCCGTCGCGTGCGGGTGGTGCGCGAGGTCACCGTCGACGGAACGCCGGTGGGCGGTGAGACGGCATGAGCCGGGCACGCACCGCCACCGAGTCCGTGCTGGCCGTGACCGGCCTGCTGCTCCTATCCCCTGTGCTGCTGACCTGCGCCGCCATGGCAGGCGTGTCACTGGTGTGGGATGAGGCGTGTGCCCGGTGGCGTGTGCGCCAGGCGCGCCGGTGGGCTGCCGGGGGGTGGCAGCGGTGAGCGCCTCCGTCGAGACCGCCCCGGCCTGCGCCACCTCAGGGCTGCACCCGGACGCCTGGTTTGACCGTCAGGACCTGCAGGCGCAGGCGGTGCGCGTGTGCCGCTCATGCCCGCTGCGGCAGCGGTGCCTGCAGGTGGCTGAGGAGACCGAGGCCGGCTGGAGCAGGGACAGGCGCTACGGCGTGTGGGGCGGGCTGACCCCTTACCGGAGGTGGCAGCGCGACCCGTGGCGTCGACGAGGCGTCTCCGAGCGGGCTCGCAGGCAGCTGGAGGCGATCCATTCCACCGGGCTGCAGTGGGTTCAGATCGCGGCCATGGTGGGCGTGAACGTGACCGTCGTGCGGAACCTACGCCGCGGGCGATGCGTCACGGCTGAGACCGCCGCCAAGATCGACCGGCTCCACGCACGGGTGGTGGGGTCATGAGCGCCGCCGTCGAGACCGCCCCGGCCAGGTGCGAGGTGTGCGGGAGCGTCTACGTGCCCGAGTGGCTCAGGCAGTGCCCGCGCACCGGGCTGGCCGAGTGCCCGGAGTGCGCCCGCCAGTGCGACCGGGACCACGAGTGCTGCTGCCCCTGGTGCTGGGGTGAGCCGGCATGAGCCGCGAGGACTGGGCCCGCTCACTAGCACAGGAGCGCCACGACCAGCTGATGGCAGACGAGGAGGAGGCCGCCTGGTGGCCGGACGAGGACGAGGACTACGAGCGCTGGCGCGACCAGCAGGACGGATGGAAGGAGAAGGGGCTGTGAGCGCTGCTGACAAGGTCGACTACGTGCTGACCGGGTCACGGGCGGGCACCACTACCCGCCACGTCATGGCGGTCTCACCGGTGGCCACCCGCACCCTGGGCGGCCCGGACCGGGCCAGGGTGGCGGTGCGTCGCCTGTGCCGGGGTGTCGCGGTCACCCGCGTCCCGGCGGACGTGGAGCACGCGGACCGTGACATCCGCCTGGCTGCCGAGGCCGGACGCCTGTGCGGCACCTGCCGAACCCGCTGGCTCCAGGCCCAGGGGCACACCGACGACCTGGACACCCCCAGCCTGCTGGACCTGGTGGAGGCGACCGCATGAGCGCCACCGTCACGCAGCAGGCAGCCGCCATGGGGCTGCACGGCCCCTCGGACTCTTTCGAGCGGGACGGGCGCAGGCGTCCGCGCGTGAGCGCTCCACGACTCGGCGAGGACGGCCGGCCGCTCCTGGGTGAAGGCACGGACCGCACCGTCACCTATACGCGCTGCACCACGTTCGTGTCCGCCCTGTCCGACTCCCACGCCCTCATGCTGCGCGGCCAGCGGTTCATTGTCGCCGGGCTGGCTGCGGAACCGAGCCTCCTGGACGAGGTCACCACCACTGACGCGACCAGCGACGACGGCAAGCGTGTCCTGGACTCGGTCGCGGACCGGGCCATGGGGGCGGTGGGCGGTAACGACAGGCGTGAGCTTGGTACCGCCATCCACGCCGCCTGCCAGGCCTGGGAGGAGGGCAGGGACCCTAGCCCGCTCCTGCCGGAAGGTATGGAGTCGACGCTGGCCGCCTACCAGGACGCGATCACCTCAGCCCGGCTGAGGGTGGTGACCGTCGAGCAGGCTGCCGTCCAGGACTCCCTGCAGGTGGCGGGCACGATGGACGCCGTCTACACCACGCCCGGCGGCACCAGTGTCGTGGCGGATATCAAGACCGGCAACGTCGAGATCGACCCCGGCAAGATCGCCATGCAGATGGCCGTCTACGCCCACTCGGTGTGGTGGGACCGGCACACGCGGCTGAGGTCCGCACCCACCGTGCCGATCGACCAGCAGCGGGCGCTGCTCATCCACCTGCCAGCTGGCGAGGGCACCTGCAGCCTGCACTGGGTGGACATCGCCCGCGGCTGGGAGGCCGTCGAGCTGGCCTGGCGGGTCCGCCAGCATCGCCGGCTGAAGGCTGCCGACTGGTTCACCCCCTACACCGGCGGCACCGCCCAGGCACTGGCCGCCGGGACCACCCATGAGGCGTCAGCAGCCCTCCACGCCGCCATCGCCGCCGCCCCCACGGTCCAGGCCCTGGAGGCCCTGTGGGCCGCCCACCAGGGCACCTGGACACCCGAGCACACCGAAGCGGCCCGGGCACGAAAGACCACCCTCACGCAGGCCGCGTGAGGACTGGACACCACCAACCCATCCAAGAGAAAGCAGAACCATGACCATTAGCAACCCCTTCGCCGCCCCCGCAGCCCCCTCCGGCTTCAAGCCCGCCGACAACGAGGGACGCCTGTGCCTGTTCGAGCCGACCGGCTCCAAGCAGGTCGACGACCAGTACAACCCCGGCCAGAAGACGGACGTCATCGAGACCGCCGTGACCGTCCTGGACGGCCCGGGAGCGCCCGCCGTCTACGCCGACACCCTGGTCTTCCAGAAGGTCATGCAGTCCCAGCTGCGACCCCGCGTCGGGCAGATGGTGCTGGGCCGCATCGTCAAGGGGCAGGCCAAGCCAGGCCAGTCGGCCCCCTGGATGATCCAGGACCCGACCGAGGAGGAGGTCGCCGCCGGCGTCGCCTACCTCAACTCCCGGCAGGCCTCCCAGTTCCAGGCGCCGGCCCCGGCGGCCACGCCCGGCGTCCCGTTCTGACCCGGACCTGCGGCCCGTTCGTGACCGCCCCTGCCCCACCACCGTTGTCGTTCTCCTGGCGGTGGTGGGGCGGGGAGGGCCCCGACCTGCACGCACCAACTACTTGGAGCATCCACCATGTCCTTTCTCGCCAGACCCCTCACCGGCACCGAACGCGCCTACCTCGACGCCGCCCAGGCCGACGACCAGGCCGAGGCCGCACGCCTCCTCGCCGTCCTGGACACCCAGGACGCCGGCGACGACCGCAGGCTGCGCGCACCCGGCGCGCTCGGCGCCGCGGCACTGTGGTACGCCGAGGTCCTCGGGTGGCCCGTCTTCCCACTCATCCCCGGGGAGAAGCGTCCCGCCACCCGGCACGGCCTCAAGGACGCCTCCGCGTCCCCGGCGCAGGTGCGGGCCTGGTGGAAGGCCAGCCCCCACTCCAACATCGGGCTGCCCACCGGCACCCACTTCAACGTCATCGACATTGACACCCCCGCCGCCATCACCACGGCCGCCACCGACGGCCTGGACCTGCCCGACTGGGACGCTCCCGGCGCCCTGCTCGCCACCGTCCGCACCCCCCGCGGCTGGCACCTGTACGTGCCGGCTGACGGCACTGGCAACGCTGTCGCTGTCGTGCCAGGGGTCGACTACCGAGGCAAGGGCGGATACGTGGTCGCGCCACCCTCCATCGTCGACGGCCGCCGCTACGCCTGGGACGCCGCGCCCGAGATCACCCGTGAGGCCGCCTGATGGCCAGCATCGAGGAGCTCATCGCCGCCAAGCGCGCCAAGGGCGGCCCGACGGTCGACCCGCAGGTAATCGCCTCCATGCCGCCCGTCGCCGGGGGTGGCACCAGGTACACGCTGGCCGCCCTCAACGAGGAGGCCGCAGCTGTCGCGGCCGCCCCCGAGGGCACCCGCAACGACACCCTCAACATGGCCGCCTTCCGGCTCGGCCGCTACGTCGGCTCCGGCCAGCTCGACGGCCAGACCGTCACCGACGCCCTCACCAGGGCCGCCCTGGCTGCCGGACTGGGCGAGGCCGAGATTGCCTCCACGCTGCGCTCAGGCGGCCTGGCCGGGGCCGCCCGCCCCAAGGACGCCCCCGAGCCGTGGGAGCCGACCCAGGCCCCACCAACCACCGTCCTCACCCCCGACACGCTCGCCACACCCCAGGCTGAGGGCGACAGCGACACCACCGGCGAGAACGACGGTCAGGGCCTGAGCCGCGAGGAGCAGTACGCCCAGTGGCGGGCCAGGCAGGTCGTCCTCCAGGCCGAGCATCTACGCATCAGCGCAGAGGCGAGGGACATCGTCTCCACCGAGCGCTACCTCAAGACGTGGCGGGCGCCAGAGTCGCTCCCGTCCCTCGCTGACGAGCTCGCCCTGCCTGACGAGGAGGTGGCATGGCGCATCACGGACCTGCTCCCGGTGGACGCCAACGCCCTCCTCGCCGCCCAGTACAAGACCGGCAAGACCACCATGGTCCTCAACCTCCTGCGCTCCATGGCTGACGGCGACGCCTTCCTGTCCGCCCTCAAGGTGGAGCGCCCCGGGGGGCGCGTCGCCTACTTCAACTACGAGGTCTCGCGCGGGCAGATGCGCCGCTGGATGCGCCTGCAGGGCATCAGGTGCCCCGAGCGGATCGCCCTGCTCAACCTGCGCGGCCAACAGCTGCCCCTCGTCCAGCCAGACGTCCACAAGTGGGTCGTGGAGTGGCTCAAGGCCAACGAGGCCACCTTCTGGGTCGTCGACCCCTACGCCCGCGCCTTCGTCGGCTCCGGCGACAGCGAGAACGACAACATGCAGGCGGCCACCTTCCTGGACCTGCTCGACCAGATCAAGGAGGAGGCCGGGGTGCGCGAGCTTGTCCTGGTCACCCACACCGGGCGCAGCACGGACCCCTCCGGCCGCACCCGCGCCCGTGGCGCCACACGCATCGACGACTGGGCGGACGAGCGCTGGCTGCTGACCCGCGACCCGGACCACGACGAGGACCGCTACCTGGAGGCCACCGGCCGCGACGTCAACTGGCCCCAGCACCTGCTCCACTTCGACCCCGACACCGGGCACCTGAGCGCAGGCAACACCGACCGGACGCAGGTGCGCCGCAGCCGCCTGGAGGACCTCGTCGTCGACCTCGTCCGCCAGCACCCGGGCATCGCCGCACGCCCCCTGCAGGAGATGGTGCGCGAGCGCGCCGGGGGCGCCTCCCGGCAGGCCATCGAGACGGCGATCGCCGACGCGAAGTCGGGCCTGCGCATCAGCGGGCACCCCGGCCCCAGGGGAGCCAAAACGTTCAGGGTGAACGACCTATGACCTGCGCGGACCGGCCCCAGAATCCGCGCAGGTCATCTCGGGACCTTGCCACTTTCGCCCGCCATATCAACGAAAGTGACCTGCGCGAAATCGCGACCTGCGCGGACCTGCGCGGATTTTCGCCGAACGCCGCGCACGTCTTTATTTGCAACGAAAAGTCGGGGTCACCCGTCAAAGTGGTGTGGCGCGCACCTCACTTCGGGAAAGTGCCACTTTCCCCAGTCATGCCAACGAAAACGACCTGCGCGTTTTTTGTCCTCAGGGCCTCCTGCGACCTGCGCGCGGCCCCTTATAGGGGGGCCGCGCGCGCAGGTGGAGCCGACAAGGAACGCGCACCTCATGCCCACCAGGAAGAAGCCCGCCCGCAAGAAGACCACCAGACCCACCCCCAGGCTCAGGCCCCCCGCGACCGAGTACACCTGCCCCCGCTGCCTGGCACGGGTCCTCACCGGCTGGGACGACGACCTCATGGCCTCCAAGCAGACCATCGACGCCGCACCAGTCACCGCGCTCGGAGAACTCGACGCCTGGGAAGCGGGCCTGGCCTGCTTCGAGCTGGTTGGCCAGCGCATCAGCTGGCGCGACCACTGGAGGGTAGCCACCCGCCCCGCCTCGACGGCCAGCGTCCACCCCACCCACCGATGTCACCTCCACCTGGAGCGGGCACCACACACGCCCGGCACCACCGAGACCAGCTGGCCAGGGCACCCCGACCAGCCGCCCTACTAGACGAAAGAGACCGTATGAAGACAAGACCTAAGGACATTGGCACCGCAGCCGAGACCGCACTCGTCCGCTACGCGCGCTCTCGCGGCCACAGTCAGGCCCGCCGGATCGCACTGGCCGGCTCACGCGACCAGGGTGACGTGTGGCTGACCGAGGGGATCATCGTGGAGGTCAAGGCCGGACACGCCGCCGAGACCGCCTCAGACGAGCGGGTGCGGGGCTGGTGGGGGCAGACGGTCACCGAGCGGGACAACCACGGCGTGCCGGTCGGCGTGCTCGTCACCAAGCGCGCGGGCTACTCAGGAGCCCGCTGCGAGGCCTGGAACGCGTGGATGGACCTGGACACCCTCCACCGCCTGCTAGGCGCTCCCTGGGCCTCACGCAGCCCCCTGGGGGCGGAAACGGGGGCGCACCTGGCGCGCATGTCAGTCGCCTCCCTCATCGCGCTCACCATCCGCTACGCCTACCGAACAGACAAGGAGAACCAATGAACGACCACACCCAGGCCCTGCTAGACCGCCTCTACGACGGGCTGCCCTGCACCGCCCCAGACCTCGACCAGATCGACGCCGATGACCCGCTCACCCCAGGCATGTATGCCGTCCTTGAGGAGCCCCTCCCCTGGCACGCCACAGAGCTGAAGGAGCTCGACACCCTCCCTCCCGGGTCCGTCGTCGTCGACGCAACAGAGACCGCCTGGCAGCTACGCGGGCGCACATGGTGCCCCAGCGACCCAGACCTGTCCGTGACCGACGTCCCGGCCATCGCCTACCCGGCCGTAGCCGCCTGGATCCCGAAAGAAGAACGGCAATGACTGACACCCTTCTTCCACCTCGCCGCCGTCGCCCGCAACATCCTCAGCGACGCGGGCAGGAGCCAGTCATGAGCGCCACCGGCTACGCCACCACGCTCAATGATCTCCATGAGAACCTCAGCGTCATCACCACAGAGGAAGAGCTAGACGATCTGCCCGCCTGGTCCGTGATCCTCAGCAGCGAGAACGTCGCCTGGCAGAAAGAACCCACCGGCTACTGGTTCACCGGCGGACTCCTGTCAGCCAACACAGCGAAGTCCCTAGCACGCTATCTTCCCGGCCTTCTCCTGTGGAGAGGAGACAAGCAGCCATGAGCCCCGTCAGAGTCCAGCGACAACGCACCAAAGGCTGGCGCGCCCCACAATGCACATGCGGGCGCGGCGACCCGCACCCCGCCATCTACGTCGGACGCGGAAGCCGATGGGGCAACCCCTACAAGGCGGGCACCACACAGATCCGCCTCCCAGGCGCGGAAAATCCCAACATCGACTGGGAGATCGAAGGTCGCCTAGGCAAGCCAAACGGCGAGAACGTGCCCTTCTACCATGCAGACGGCACCACCACGCGCCACACCGTGCGCCCCGCCACCGCGCAAGAGGTGACCACACTCCACGCGGAAATGATCGGCGGACACACGGGGCCACACACGCGCGGAATGCTCACATGGGCAGACCAGACCAGGGCCATCCGAGAGCAGCTCGCCGGGCACGACCTCATGTGCTGGTGCCCCCTCGACCAGCCATGCCACGCCGACACCCTCATCCACCTAGCCAACCAGGAGACACCATGAGCGACCAGACCCGCCAGGCCCTCATAGACGCCATCGCCGCACACATCCAGGACGGGCGCCCCGGCGAGGAACTCGGCCCCTGGCTCCTCGCCGTCAACACCACCACCGACAACACGGAAGGGTCCTACTACACCGGCGACGGATCGATCTACGGCACGATCGGCCTAGCCCAGACCTTCGTCAACAGAGCCACAGCCACTCGCAACAAACCGTAAACCCACCCAAACACAACCCAACAGGTCACCCCACCGGCGCACATAGACAACTACTATCGCCGGTGGGGTAACCCACGCCTACAGCCGCCCATAGGAGCCGCACGTGCACGACACCCACCTGCTCACCGACATCCACACCTGGCTCCCCGAACTCATCACACTCGAACGGGCCCGGGGCGGCCTACGCTCCCCCAGGTCAGGCAGGGGTGGAGGGGATCATGGGGGCCTGCCTTTCGGTGTCGTCGTCGATGACCCCGACGAGCCAGCCGACGCCCGCACGGCCGCCGGCATCATGCTGTGGGCGGCCACCTGGGCCGAGCACTGGCAGACCTGGTACGGGAGAGCCCTCGGCGACTCTCTCACCTACCTGGCGTCCATCGCCGACCAGGCCGCGAGCGCCCACCCCGACGAGTGGGAGGCGCTGTCCGTGGAACTCGCCCGCCATCACGCCCGCGTGGCAGCCCTGACCGGTCACGCTGACATCACCGACGAGGACCGGGCCTGCCCAGCCTGCGGCGGCACCCTCACACGCCAGCCCACCGAGCATGGGCTGTCCGACTGGCGCACATGCACCGATTGCGACGCCTGGTGGCCAGACGGCCACATCATCGACGCCACCCGCACCCACACCCTCGCCACCACAGACTCAGAGCAGTACGTGCCACGGAGCCTCGCCCTCGCACTCCACCCAGGCCTCAAGCCCAACACCCTGACCCAGTGGGTCAAGCGCGGCGTCATCGACACCGACCAGCGAGGCCGAGTCAACCTCGGTCAGATCAACACGCGCATGAGGCCACTTGCCGCGTAATTATCGGGCACGTACACTGTCACCATCACGGCGTCAAGCGCGCCCAAAAACAACCCCGACACCACACGGTGCCGGGGTTTTCTCACGCCTGCCACCGGTGTGCGCGCGTCCCACCACCCAGACGGGGCGCACGGGAGAGACGCGGGCCGGGTCCGACTCCCGGCGCAGGCACCGAGCCCACCCATACGGGCAGGCTCGACCCGGGAAAGGACACCCCGGGACTGAAGGGGAGACGGGCCCCCGCCCAAGCCACGTGCAGAGGTGCATGGGCGGGGGCCGTCACACATCCCGCAGGAGTACGCCATGCCCTGGACCGGTCGACACGGAAACCATCGCCGCTGGAAGCAGATGCCCAAGGACTGGGCTAAGATCCGAGCCCAGGTGATTCGGCGAGACCATGGCACCTGCGTCATCTGCGGCAGGCCCGGCAACCACGTCGACCATATCCAGCGCGGCAACAACCACAGTCTCAACAACCTCCGCCTCCTGTGCCAGCACTGCCACATGGCACGCACCGGACGCGACGGAGGCACCGCACGACGTCAACCGCGACGCCGAGCACGACCACCTGAGCCACACCCAGGCTTCATTAGACCAGATCCAAATATGCACACTGATGCATAAAACCCCGGGGGTAACCCCTCCCTAGCGGTCCCAGGTCGCTCCGCGTTTAGGCGCACAGATTAGCCCCGGGTTTTCAAGTCGATTTGAGCCCGCCAACT